CACTACCAACCGGTTCTGGCAACGTAACAGTAAGTGCAGCAATTGCTTCTGGTACTTTTGGTGCCGGTGGTGCTCTTGACAAACTCTGCAAATTTGACGCTGATTTTGTCAGTGGTTCAACCACTGTAGCAGTATTCACTGTTGCCGCCGGCGCCGTCGATCTCGCCAATCTTGATCGCAGTAGTCTTATTGCAATCAATGCAACACTACCAAGTGGTTCACTTGTTCGTCGTCTAACCTCCAAAACAGACTCAACCGGTCTTGTTGATGTTGGTGGTGATACTTACACTCATGTTCGCCTTGTTGTTGCAAGTCTTGATGGTAGCGTTAGTGCCAATAATCTTGCTACAAATGCCGGTAGCCGTGCTGCAAGCTGGCCAATTGCTGATGTTATTGGCAATGCAGGTCTTGATGCTCAAGGTGCTGTTGTTGCTTCGCAAGTCACTTTTGAAGGTGAAGCCAACATTCCAGAAATTGACATCAAAGTTGACAGTGTTGCTGTTACTGCCAAGACCCGCAAGCTCAAGGCAAAATGGACACCAGAACTTGGTCAAGACCTCAATGCTTACCACAATCTTGATGCAGAAGTTGAACTTACTTCAATTCTCTCAGAACAGATTGGTCTTGAAATTGATCAAGAAATGCTTGGTGAACTTGTCAAAGGTGCTACCGCTGCAACACTATACTGGTCACGTCGTCCAGGTAAATTCCTTGATCGCACAACCGGTCTTGCAATTGCCAGTGGTGTAAGTGATCCAAATGGTGCTGACTTCACCGGTAACGTCAGTATGTGGTACGAAACCCTCGTTGAAACAATCAATGATGTAAGTGCTGCAATTCACCGTAAAACTCTTCGTGGTGGTGCAAACTTCGTTGTTTGCGGACCAGAAGTTGCCAATGTCCTTGAATTCACCAGTGGATTCCGTGCAAACGTAATTCATGATGATGCCAAGGGCACTATCGGTGCTGTCAAAGCTGGCTCACTCAGTAAGAAATGGGATGTCTTTGTTGATCCATACTTCCCACGCAACCTGATCCTTGTTGGTCGTAAGGGTAACAGTTTCCTCGAAAGTGGATTCGTATATGCCCCATATGTACCACTACAAGTCACACCAACCATCTTTGGAACCGAAGACTTCGTTCCAAGAAAAGGGGTCATGACAAGGTATGCGAAGAAAATGGTTAGACCAGACATGTATGGCCTTGTTGTAGTACAAGATCTTTTAGGTTGATCTTAAACTAATCTAGATAAAAGGCCCTTCGGGGCCTTTTTTATTTCTGTTTCTATTTACAAGTGGCATCAACACATGCTATGCTGATGCTAGCAAAGGGGAAGAAATGGAAATTTGTAAAATCTGCAACAAGGAAACAAAAAATAAAATTGCTCTTGCTGGTCATATTGGAAGTTTTCATAAAATTTCTATGTCTGATTATATAATACAGACAGAATTTAATGGCATAGCTCCTAAGTATAAACTATGCGATAACATGCCGTCTTTTGTTCGTGGTAAAAATATATTTAGAAATTTCTGCAAAGAACACGCCAATGAAGGTAGATCGGAGTGGTCTAAAGAAAATATGTCTTTTGATCCAAGTTGGAAAAAAGGATTATCTAGACACACCAATGAATCTATTCGTCGTCATTCCGAAAAAATGAAGGGCGAAAATAATCATTTTTATAAAAATATGCCTAGATTTATTATAGACGCCGCAAGTGAAGCAAGAAAAACAAAATGTGTCCTAGGAAATGAAAGATTTATAGATAGGGCAGATGAAAAATTTAAATCAAAATACAATTATTCAGAAATAGAATATAAGCATTCAAAAGAAAAAATAAAAATATATTGCAACAAACATAATATTTCTTTTTATCAACGACCAAACGATCATTTAAGCGGCTATGTTGGCTGTCCTAAATGCTCCAATAATGGAACAAGCAAAGAAGAAAAGCAAGTTGTTGAATGGCTAAAAACAGTTTATAGCGGTGAGATTGTTGAAAATAGCAGAAGTATTATTGGACCAAAAGAACTTGATATTTATATCCCAGAAAAAAGGTTTGCTATTGAATATAATGGTCTTTACTGGCATAGCGGAGATAAGATAGATAAAAAAGCACACCTAAATAAAACACTTGCTTGTAAAGAAAAAGATATAAGGTTGTTTCATATATTTTCAGATGAATGGAGAGATAAAGGTGATATTGTAAAATCTATGATAAAATATCGTCTTGGTATGGTTGATAGAAAAGTTCCAGCAAGAAAATGTGTTATTGAAGTATTGGATCGTAAAGCCGGATCACAGTTTTTTACAGATACACATATATCTGGTGATAACAGGGCTGCTATTTATATTGGTTTAAAATATGGTGGTGAAGTTGTTTCTGCTATATCACTAAAAAAACCAATACAAAAGAAATATGGAAATGTTTTAGAAATAGCAAGGTTTTCTAATGCACTAAATACAACAGTTCAAGGTGGGTTTGGTAAATTGTTCAGTTATGTAAAAGAATATGCCAAACAACTTGGTTATACTGGAATATTGACTTATGCAGATCGTCGTTTTGGCGATGGTGATACATATTCTAAAAATGGTTTCTTTTTTCTTTCTTCTTCTCCCGTTGACTATTGGTATAGTGAAGGCATAGATCGTTATTTTCGTTTTAAATATCGGGCACAAAAATCATTAAGTGAAAAACAGGTTGCAGAACAAAATGGTGTTTATGCTGTTTATGGATGTGGAAGCAATACCTATATTTATAGGTTTTGTTTTTGAACTATCATAAAACTATTTATAACTGTTATAACAAGTCACCAAGTGACAGGAGAAAAATAATATGTTTTTTTATAGTGAAGCAATAGAACAAATTGGACCAACTGATCCATCCTTCTCAAACATCTCATTACTGTTAAAGGCAGACGGGGCGAACAATAGCACAACTTTTGTCGATAGCAGCACCAACGCATTTGCCGTATCACGAACCGGCAATACCGTGATTAGCACAGCGCAGAGCAAGTTCGGAGGCTCTAGCGCGTATTTTGATGGTAGTGGTGACTATCTATCTGTCTCTTCAAGCGCGAGTCTTGAATTTGGATCTGGAAACTATACAGTTGAAATGTGGGTTAATCCCACAGGCGGCATTGCAAATGGTGCGCAAAAATACTTATTTGGCAAAAGACAGTCGCTTAGTATTTACGGAGGTGTTCTGGGATTCTTGGCTTTCAACTCGTCACTTAATGCGTACCGTGCGTATTACTATGTCACAACTAATGGTACCACCTGGGCCATAAGCGCGGCAACTGGCTACATCATTCCTGCAAACACCTGGACACACCTAGCATTTGTTAGGAATGGAAACACATTTACTGTATTCGTCAATGGCACTTCTGCAGCAAGTGGTACGGCAAGTGGTACAATTCCATCTAACAGCCAACCGTTTGTAATTGGCTCAGCCTCCAGTGCAGATCCAGGCGCGAATGGCTATCTTGGTTACATAGATGATTTCCGCATAACCAAGGGTGTGGCTCGTTATACCGAGAATTTCACTCCACCAGATTCACTTCCAACAACTGGTGCTTGATACAAGATAACAAACTTACAAACCCACCTGAAATATGGCGGGTTTTCTTTTTCAACTATCTTAAAACTATTTATAACCATTACAACAAGTCACCAGATGACAGGAGACAGAAAATATGTTTTTTTATAGTGAGCCAATAATAGCACAAACTTTGATATCAAGTTATGTTACTTCATCTATTTCTGTTCTTGCTGATGCATCTAATACAATTAGCTATCCAGGAACAGGTAGTATATTGTATAACATACTTGATACATCAAAAACTATGGCTCTATCTGGACCAACATTTTCTGGCTCAAATCTTTTGAAATATTTTAGATTTGATGGAGTTAATGATTCTATTTCAGTACCTACAACTACAATAAATGTAGGTAGCGTTACTAGCAATGCTAATACTATTTCTTTTTGGTATAGAAAAAATACTGGTACAAATGGTGGTAATTTGTTTTCTAACTTCCGAGATAACTATATATATCCTGGTGATTATTATCGTGCAACAGGATTTGGAATTTTCGTTAGAACTGATGGAACAATTCAGACTAGTACAACAGATATGAGTGGTCGCTCTTATCACGATACAACAACTGGTTCAGTACCTGTAGATGAAAATTTTCATAACATTACAGTAAGAAATCGTCATGAAGTGTTTATTGACGGAGTTTATGCCGGAAGTGCTGGTGGTCACGCCGTTGGCAGTGTTGGAACAAACTTTCAAAACAATCAATTCTATATTGGAAGACGGAATTCTAGTCACAACAATCAACTTGGCTGGTTAAGTGGTGACATAGCAGCATTCCAGTTTCACACATCTTCTCTTACCAACCAAGAAATACTTGATAATTTTAATATGTCAAAAAATAATTTTGGTTTATAAAAAACGTACAAACAAATTTATAAACCCACCTGAAATATGGTGGGTTTGTTTTTATAGTTATTTATAACTATTTATAATAGTCTATAGGAGACACACATAAATGTCTGTTCCAGTTCTTACTCCAAAACAACAAACAAGTGCTATTATATTGCCAGCCACAGGAACATTTTCTAATGTTGTTTCCAATCTTCCACTGGGCGTATACGCAGATAGCACTGATTTTATCAGTGGAGCAGTAGATCAAGTTGCTTATACCTATAAAATGATAGGTGGAGATGTTCTTGATATAGAAATAACAGAAGGTCAAGTTTATACAGCATATGAAGATGCAACACTTACTTATTCTTATCTTGTAAATCTACATCAAGCAAAAAATGCTATTGGCTCTCTTCTTGGTTCTCCCACTGGAACATTTGATAGTGATGGTGAAATAAAAAGTGGAAGTGCTCTTTTTGATCTTGTAAATCAAAATGGCTCTCTGAGTCTTGCTTATCCAATGTATGACATAACAGCAGTAAGAGATATTGCTGATGCTTTTTCACATGAAGCCGGTATTGGTGGAAGAATAGATATTTATTCTGCTTCTTTTGAAGCAGCACCAAATGAACAAGACTATGACTTACAGATGATAGTGTCAAGTTCAGCAAGCGATCCAAATTCTCCACTGTTTGGCAAAGTAGTTCCAGGCAACAGAATAACAGTAAAAAAAGTATTTTATAAGTCTGCCCGTGCAATGTGGAGATTTTATGGTTATTATGGTGGCCTAAATGCTGTAGGTAATCTTTCAACATACGGACAATATGCTGATGATAGCACATTTGAAGTTATTCCTGCTTGGCATAATAAACTACAAGCAATGGCTTATGAAGATAATATTTATACTCGTATTTCTCATTATTCATATGAAATAAAAAATAATAAACTTCGTCTTTTCCCCATTCCCGATTCAACAGATATAAGAACCTTTTGGTTTGAGTTTGCTGTTGGAAGTGGAAATGGTGCAAATATTGGCATAGGAAACCTATCTGGTTCTTCTTATGAAGCATCGGTAAACAAAGATCCAAGAATAAGTGGTGTAAACAACATAAATACACTACCTTTCTCAAACATACCGTTTGAAAATATAAATGCCATAGGTAAGCACTGGATTCGTCGTTATGCTCTTGCTGTAGCAAAAGGTATGCTTGCCGAAGTTCGTAGCAAGTTCCAAACAATACCAATACCAGGTGAAAGTGTAACCCTGAATGGTGCAGATCTGCGGGCACAAAGTAAAGAAGAAAAAGATGCTCTCAAAGAAGAACTATTGAAGATACTTGAGGATACAGACTATGCAATACTCGCTGAAAAGCGAACTGCTATGGCTGATAATGCCAATAAAACATTGGCAGCAATACCAAATATCATATTTGTTGGTTAGTTTATAAAGTGGTAATATAAATGGCAAGAAAAAAGAAAACAGATCAAAACAAATGGGTTCAGCCGGAACAACCACCTCCTCCTATGTTCTTGGGAAAGAAAGAGCGTGACCTTACAAAACAAGTAAACGACGAACTTATAGAACGAGTTATAGGTCAAACACTTATATATTTTCCAGTAAATGTAAAAAACAGCAACTTTCATCCACTTTATGGAGAAGCAATAACTAAAACATTTCTAAGGCCAATAGTTATAAAAGCACTTGTAAAAATAGATCAAGATGAAACAACAACAGAAATATATGGTCTTGATAAAAGTGCTAAAATAGTTGTTAACTTTCACAAAAGAAGACTAACAGAAGACCAAGACCTTTATGTCAGAGAAGGTGATATTGTTTTTTATGGTATGACTTTTTATGAAATAGTAAAACTATCAGAGCCAAGGCCATTATTTGGACAAGTAGAACATAAAATGGAAATACAAGCAACTTGTGTTCGTGTAAGAGAAGGTTTTTTCAATGAACCTATTGCTGCCCTGCAAATAAGAGAAAAATATCGTCAAACACAGCAGAGCATATTTGATATAATAGAAAATACAGAAGTTACCGGTGCTTGCGAAGGTAAAATACAACTTATTTCAGGCAAAAGAACAAGCTCTCAAAGAACACAGTTTTTAGACTATGTCAACAACCCACAAAACTATGAAGGCTGTGTTGTATATCTAACAGAGATAGACGAAGATGAAATACTTGGAGATTTTGATCAGATAGACAAGTTTTATTTCAATGAAGATGGTGTGTGGCATGTTAGCCAGTTCTTTGCTTTATAGGAAAATATTTACATGACAAGTGTAGGATATGAACGACTAAAACATATTTCTGGAAAAAGAACAAGCAGTGGAAGACAGATCTTTTTAGATATGGTAAATAATCCACAAAACTACAAGGGATATATAGTTTATCTAAAAGATATAGATGAAGATGAAATATACGAGCCTTTTAGTGAGCCAAAAAAGTTTTATCTAAATGAAGGTGGAGCATGGCAGACAAAAGATACTTATGGTGTTTTTACAGAATAGAGGAATAACAAAATGAGCGATAAAACCGAGTATGAAAGAAGAGGTTTGGAATCAAGTCAAGTTTCTATTGAACCTTCAACAATAGAAACAATAGATCTTGCTGTGTATGACTGGCTTGATAAAACCATGAATATTCATACAAATACAAATCGCGGTTGGAAAAAAGTTCCAGTTATTTGGGTTGCTGGTGAAAGAAGTCACCAAATAAAGTTTGATAGAAGTCTTAGAGATGTGAATGGTAACTTTATATTACCAGTTATTGTTTTGCAAAGAGAAAATATAACAAAAAGCTTATCTAAAAAAGGAACTTTTTATGCTAATGTTCCGCCAGATGATTTTCGTGGTGGAGTTGTAACTGTCACAAAACAAATATCGCAAGAAAAATCAAACAACTATGCTAAAAACAATAACTATAAAAAAACAATACAATATAATGTAAAAGAAAAAAATGAAAAAGTTGTTTATGAAGTAACCAAAATACCATTGCCAACTTATATTGATGTAAAATACATTATAACAGTAAATACAGAATATCAACAACAAATAAATGAAATAATACAGCCATTTATGACTTACACTGCTGGCATAAACCATTTTATGGTTGCCCGCGAAGAACATAGATATGAAGCTTTTTTTGAAAAAGAATCAAGTTTCAAAAATGGTGGCAACATAACAAAGTTAGAACAAGAAAACAGAATGTTTACAAGTGACTTTTCACTAAATGTTTTGGGATATTTACTTGGTGCAGGTGCTAATAGTGAAAAACCAAAAGTTATCACAAGCGAAACCATTGTAGAAGTAAAGATACCAAGAGAAAAAGAAATGTTTGGCGAGAGCACAGAAAATGATAAGAAGAAGTATTAGGCGTTTCTTTTGAAAGCGGCACCTACTATTTATTTATGAAATACATGGTATATAGGAGTATTCTATAATGAGTGGAGCAAATAAGTATCGTTTCGTTTCCCCCGGAATCCAAATAAAAGAGATAGATCGTTCACAGGTAAACAACCTGAATGACGCTGTTGGACCAGTTCTTATTGGTCGCGCTCGTCGTGGTCCTGGCATGGTTCCAGTAAAAGTTCGTTCATATGAAGAGTTCGTCCAAATATTCGGTGAGCCTGTTCGTGGTTCAACCGATGGTGATATTTGGCGTGAAGGAAACCTAACTGCTCCAGCATATGCTACATGGGCTGCTAAAGCATATTTGGCAAACTCAAGTCCACTAACATTCGTTCGCCTAATGGGTTCTGAACATCCAGAGGCTAATGCACAAGGTGCTCCAGGTTGGAAAACTGATAAAACAATATCAACAACAGTAGCCAATAATGGTGGTGCTTATGGTTTATTCGTTATACCATCTGGCTCTTCAAATGTAACCGGCACCCTTGCTGCTATATTCTATGTTGATGCAAGTGCAAGTCTTGCTCTTGTTGGTCAAAACCCATCAGGAACAATGACAACTGGTTCAGCAGCTCTCATCAAATCAATCGGCAATAACTTTGAGTTCCGAATGAAAGTTCTCAGTGGCGCAACAGTAAATGATGCGGCCATACTTGACACATCATTTAACTTTGATAAAAACTCTGATAAATATATTCGTAAAGTTTTCAACACCAATCCAACACTTGTAAACTCCGCTATTACATCAGTTGATAATAGTGAAAAATACTGGCTTGGTGAAACATTTACCGACTTCCTAACAGATACAGTTGCTACAACTTCTTCATACGCATTTATTGCTGGTCTAAAGAGCACAACTGCTGATCTAAGTGATTTTCAACTTGCAGCACAACCAGCAAAAACTGGCTGGATCTTTTCTCAAGACCTAAGCACAGTAACTGGTTCATTTGATCCACAAAACATGAGCAAACTGTTCCGTTTTGTTGCTCTTGGTGGAGAAGGTTCTGGTGACTGGAATCAACGCTCACTAAAAGTTGCAATAAGAGATATTAAATATTCACCAACACCATTTGAAAAGTATGGTTCATTCACTGTTGAAATCCGTTCAACTGGTGATTCCGATTCGCAACCGGGTGTTTTTGAAGTATTTACAAACTGTAATCTAAATCCAAACTCAGAAAACTATGTTGCCAAGAGAATAGGTGACAAATATCTTGAGTGGACAGATGATGTTGTAACTGGCGAAAAGAGACACAAAGTATTTGGAAACTATGATAATGTTTCTAAACTTGTTCGCGTTGAAATGAACTCTCTTGTTGAAGAAGGTGGTGTTGATCCAGAATCACTACCATTCGGTTTCCTTGGCCCAGTCAAATACAAAGCAGTAACAATAGCAAGTGGTTCAGCAATAACTGGTACCGACTTACTAAGAGCAGTTGGCAGAATACCATATGCTCCAGCGGGAACAAACAATACAGTCAACATGGCTGGTATTACAGACCTTACTGCCTCAATAGTATTCCCAGAACTAAGAATGCGTGTATCAAGTTCACAAGCAGGCGTTCTAAATGACCGCGATACATACTTTGGTGTAGTTAGCAATGTTTCAACTCGTGCTCAACTGAATGAAGAGTATGTTGATCTTGTAAGAGTCAAGCCATTCAATCTTGATACATTTGTTCCAACAGATTCTCTCACCGAGTTCTCAACTATCTTTACACTTGATGATGTAAACGAAGTATCTGGTGCTGTTGGTAAATACTTCTGGCAAAATGGTAGCCGTGTTGCTGGTGGTTCTATAACCGCTGTAAGTGCTTCATATCGTTCACTGATTGACAAAGGTGTAGACAAGTTTGTTATGCCAATGTTTGGTGGTTTTGATGGTTTAAATGTAAAAGAAAAAGAACCATTTGCCAACCGCGTTCTTGGTGTAACATCAGAACCAAGATTTAACTATGCTCAATATAGTTTAGAAAAAGCACTTGACATGGTTAGTGATCCAGAAGTTGTAGAAATGAATCTACTAACTGTTCCAGGTGTAACAAATACAACTGTAACAAATAAAGTTCTTGATGTAGCGAAAACAAGAAATGACACTCTTGCAATAGTAGATATTGAAGGTGGCTATCAGCCAACAACTGAAAATGCAAGTGCAGAAAGAAGCCGTATTGGCAATGTCAATACTGCAGTTGCAAGCATCAAATCAAGAGCACTAAACAATAGTTTTGGTTGTGCTTATTATCCATGGGTTTCCATTGATGCAGGCGGCGGTATCCCACTATGGGTTCCACCAAGTGTTGTTGCTCTTGGAACAATGGCAAGCAGTCAAGAATCAACTGCTGTATGGTTTGCACCAGCCGGTTTCAATCGTGGCGGTCTAAGCAATGGCTCATCAGGTCTAAATGTTCTTGATGTTCGTGAAAGACTAAGTCTCAAACAGCGTGATGCACTATATGAAGTGAATGTAAATCCAATCGCTTCATTCCCAAGCGAAGGTATTGTAATATTCGGTCAAAAGACCCTACAAGCAACCCCTTCTGCTCTTGACCGCATCAATGTTCGTCGTCTTGCTATCTATCTCAAAGACAGAATCGGCAAGATTTCAAGAGGCATACTATTTGATCCAAACTTGCAAGTTACTTGGGATCGCTTTCTTGCACAAGTCAACCCACTTCTTGCTGATACAAAAGCGCGTTTTGGTCTAAGTGATTACAAAGTTGTTCTTGACAGCACAACAACAACACCAGACCTCGTAGACCGCAATATAATGTATGCCAAGGTTTACATCAAGCCAGCCCGTGCTATTGAGTTTATCGCCATAGACTTTATTATCACAAATA